CGATTTACCGGAACGAACCCGTAAGGGGCGGCAGTTGCGGCCATCTTACTGTTCCTTTCGCAAATTAAGGGGTCATTTACGACCCCGACCAACGCCGAACGTAGTCTCCGAATGACGCTCCGTCTCAAGGAGGGGCATCCTCGGATCGTTCTCGCGCATGTAATTTTGATCCACGCTTGCCTGTTGGTCCTTGGACTTGCCACTATAATATTCGTCGCGCTGTTGCATCAATTCTTCAGAGCATTTGCACAACATCAGGCCACCGATAACGATGTTACCTTCAAACTCCGTCTCGGCGTCGGACATGATCATCAATTCGGGATGATCTTCCGCAAGGCAAGGCTCCCAACCCTCACGATACCGCATGGACACGTTCCGATTGTCAGTTTCTCCAAACATGGAGGTCCTGATCCAGCGGAACACATAGCCGTCTTGAGGCATGGGGTTTGGAAGATTCGATGGGGGACGATAGTGTGTCTCCCGATCTTCAGTTTCGCGTGTCTCGGTGTCTCGCTCTTTTGGAGCGGTGCGCTTTGCTTTAGCCATTCAACTGTTCCTTTGCAACTTGAGCGGCATACTGCTTGTTGGTCAACCCAAGGCGCTTTGCGAGGGCGACTTGGGTGGTGGTTAGCTGTACTTTGCGCGGGGGTTTACCGCCCCGTGACGGCCCACCCACAGGGGGTAGTTTCTTTCCAGAGGTCACAGCGGGGGTCGATGCCCCGTTACCACCTTTTTGCCCACTGGAAAATTCATAATCAGGGAATACGGTACGCATTCCCTCATCAATCTTAATATAATATTCTTCATGAAGACGGGGATCAAAGCCTTGTTGTACTAATTTTTGATGAAGTCCGACTGCGTAACCAGTCATATCTTCTCTACCCGCTTCCTGATACCAAGGATTTAACTTTAACCACTCCATCGCACGAACATCAGGAGTACCTGTATCTTGCGTTGGTTGCGCCTGTGGTTGTTGAACCTGCTGCTGCTGTTGTTGACGGCCACGCTGGAAGGCTTCAGCCTCTGCCAGCGCCTTAACACGCTCTGCATGAAGGCGGGAAAGGTCTTCTTGCGCCGCTAAAAGTTCATCCGTCTCTCCACCATCATAGGCATCCTTGAACTTTTGTCTGGCTGCTTCCAGTTCAGCATCACTCCGCGCACCATATTGCTCAATCAACACAGCATTGGAATTATCGAGGCCCTGTTTGAGCGCAGAATTGTCACCAACTACCCGTTCAGCATATTTAACCGCTTCTTCACTTTGACGAAGTGCGTTTTCCTTGGCACGTCTTTCTTCGTGGTATTCGTATTTAAGAGCCTTAATGCGCTGTTGTGCAGCAGTGGAGTAATTCTTGATTTCCTCCTCGAATTCTTCGCTGTCCGGGTCCACCCGGTCAGCGGCGGGACGCGCCATCTGGCGGTCCTCTTCGGGAGTGTCGTCAAGAACCTCTATTTCCAGTTCATCGTCATCGTCGTTAGGCTCTGGCATAGCTTGGGGTTCCTCAAATTCCTGTTTTGCGGCTTTAGCCATTATACTCTTGAATAACCTCGCGGGTCCTCTACGACAGCCTGAACCGTATCATCGTTGATAATACGGAACTCTTTGCCATAAATGTTGAAACGGACCCCCTTGTACGCCCCGGTCAAAACAAAATCGCCTTCTTTACACCACGGCTCCGCGTCTTCACCGAACCTGTTGGCGTCCTTATAACATGAATCACCCATTTTCAGAACCAGCCCGATAACCGTCGAAGTTTGTTCAATATGTTTGGTGATGTCCGCTTTTATGACACCACCGACAGTCGTTTCATCGACCTCCGGGATGGCAATAAGAATGCGCCACCCTCTCGGCTCTGGAAGTTGAGTCGCCTTTTGCATATCGAACCCAGCTAATTCGGGCCGCTTAATTTCTTCGATTTTAGCTGTTGTTTGGTTCATGTATCCTGTTCTTCTGCTTTTTCTGACTCTTCCGCGACATCTAAAAGAAGTCTTTCCGCTATCGCCAAACCTTCGACTTTGCCAGACTGCTTGGCATATTCCATTGCAACGTCAGCCGCGCTCCCAACTGATAAACATCCACCTGTTGCTATGTGATCAGCCACATCATTCATCTCCCGACGAAGGCGTTCTTGGAAAGTCGTTAAAATATTACTTACCATTACCCCTGTCATCAACTATTTTTTTCATTCTTGTTGCCACTCTGCCCTTGTTGTGTCCTAGATTGGAGTACGTCCATAAACTTACCGGCGAGAGTAGTTGCCGTTTGTATACGAGCCGTTTTCGCCTGTTCATCGGTCTGATGTAATGAAGTCGCAGACTGAATATCCGCCCTCTGAAGGTCTGTATCTCCCCGCCCTTTGGCTATCCGCTCCTGCGAAGCAATGCGTTCGTATTCGATCTTGTCGTCTTCCACAGACATTGCAACATCGGCCCCGATACGCGCTCCCGTTTGCATCTCCTGCGACTTGACACGTTCTTCTTCGGTGAGTAGCCGTTGAATTTCCATGAGGATATCAATCTTGCTGCGCTCCATGCTCGTTTTCTTGTCTATCATGTCTTTCTGGGTATCGACAAGGAACATCTGCTCTTTGGACTTAATCTGTTCCATACCCAAGAAGGCACGGAGACGATCCGCAAGACCTTTGCGTTCGACCTCTTTGGCCTTGGTCTGGGCGTCCAACTTCTGGATTTGCAAGACCGGGTCTTGTTGCTGTTCAGCGATCCTTTGAGCCTGTGCTTCAGCAATATCCTTCTTGAGAACCTTTTCAGCGGCATCCGCAGTCAATTTAGACAACATGACCTCTGCTTCCGCTGGCAACGATTTGTCATAGTCTGGCATCGGTACGCCAAGCTGTTTCTCAATCTCCCGGCGGTACTGGAACGCAACGTGTTCCTGCACATGCGCTGCCGCCGCCGCCGCGATTGATTTAGCTGCGGGAGATTGCCCGATAATTGATTGAATTTTAGGGTCTTCGGCTGCGGCCAGATGAACCCTGATATGGCTCTCATGATCCTGATGGATGAATGCCTTAAGTGGCTTGCCGGTGATAATCGCCATGTTTTCCGCTACCGGGTCCATCGGTTTTCGATCTTCATCCAGAGGAATAATCTTGTCGGCGTTATCTACACCCATCGCATCAATCATCTGCCGATGAAGTAGTTTCTTGTCATAGACTTCAGGGGCCATCTGCTGCAACTGAAGAACTGCTTGGTTCTGCATAATGCGCTGCGCCATTGTCGATGCGTTGGGATTGGATATCGGAAGTACATCAATACGCTCATCATAATCTTGAGCGCGAGTGGCCCCATCCTCAACGTCATATTCATATTCTTTTGGTTGAAAGTCCTTCACCAATTCAGCAATCAACTTGAACTCTTGACGCATAGATGCATGAATTCGGGCGTGGACACTGGACATAACCTTCATGCCACGCTCTATAATCGCCAGTGTTGTCCCCACTGGTGCTTGATTATCCATTTCGGATATCTTCAAGTCAGCAATGCTGGCGATATTCCGTCCTTCCTCTACGACTGTTCCAAGCAACTGATACAAGACCGTGGAAGGTTCCTTATATGGAATGAATGTAATGTTATCCTTAATGGCACCACCAGGGACATCAACATCTCGGAACTCGCCGGGTCTTAAGGGGCTGTCGTCTCCCTTGATGCGAAGGCCACGCGCTTTTAACCCGGCTGGTAAATTAGACAGCGTCCCAGCGTCAATCAGTTGGCGTAAGATAGACGTGGCAGACTTAGTAATGCCACCTAGAAGATGCACCAACCCCATACCATAAAATCCTAACCCCGGAAGATATTTATACTGAATGAAGAAATCGCGCTTAAGTTTTTTCTCATCATCCTCCCTCCAGTTCCGATAAATGGAAACAATCGTCTGGCTGTCTTTTTCGATGGTGAAGATGTAAGGAACCGCGATTTCAGTTGGGTCATTATTATCATCCACATCTTCAAACCCCGGCAGATCATAATCAACGTGTATCTCCAACATTGTGTGCCGATCATCTTTTTCTGCGGACGGTGCAGACCCCGCCACCTTGTCTTCTTTTTCATCAACCTCGCCGTATTGGATACTGGGTTTGGGGATGTCCACATCAGCATACTCGCCAGAGTATTGCTTCTTCTTCAAATCATTCGGCCACATCTTCATTACGTGGGTGGCGCGTGGACAAGTCTGAAGGTTGGTGGTTCCATAGGCGACGACGAAGTCGTCTGCCATGATGTAAGGGACCGTCTGACGACCTAGTTGTTGATCAAAGTAAACTTTTTTGAAAACAGACCCACCAACACCTAAATGGAAGAGTGCCTGTTCGTGTTCGTCGCGGTACTCCTTCATAACCTCTACACACTGGTAGTTCATGTCCTTCTGGACACGCTTGGCTTGTTTCACGCGCTCGGGGGTGGTTTTCCCGATTATCTTGGTCAATACCGGCCCAGAAGCAGGAAATGTTTCCATCATGGCGTCAGCCACAAACTTGGTCACGGCTTCTGTAAGGATTGGATGAAAAACTCCTGAAGCACCAGACCACGGCTGTGTACGATCCTCAATCTGCATACCCAGAAGG